GAATCTTCTATGACTGATGCAGAATATCAAAGGATCTTGGATAGAGTTAACATGTCTACAGAAGAATTAGAGGCAGAATATGAGATAATTACTCGTATTATTGAGCAAAAACATGGTTTGCACGATAAATCTGATGAGAGTATGGATTAAAGTATATAGTATATTATATATAAGTTACTTATATAGTAACAGTTACTAATTAGTAACAGTTACTAGGAAAAACATGATAAAAATAAAACGAAGAATTAATAGAAAGACTGCAGAATACCCTGTTTATACAAAACAAGAAGCAGATGATAGAAATATTAAGTATTTGTACTGGAAAGAGTGTGATAATGGTGATTGGGGGCTGACAGATGACAATTATGTTAGTGAATGTGTTTCTAGAAAAGATTATACAGATAAAAATGGTAATACTAAGACATTTATTAAGCTTACATGTGGTGTAGGATGGGGAAGTTCGTTTTCTACAATAAAATTTGAGCTAAATCATGCATATGAGTGTTATTCTAAGACTAATCCTGCAAAAGATTGGAAACAACAGGAAATAAATACTACAAGAGCAAAAAATACAATAAATACATATGCTAATATGTTATTATCTGGAGATAAAGTAGATTTTGACAAGTTAGGTAAGATATATAGACCTGACCAAAAGATTCCAGCAGCAACAGTACGAAGATTTTTAAAACAAAAGGTATCAAAAGACATGGTAGAACAAAAATTAAAAGAATTATTGGCTGAAAAGAGTATTAACAAAGAATTTGCATTAGATAACCTACTTAGAGCGTTACATATGGCAGAAGGCAAGGGTGATGTTAACAATTTTCTTAAAGCAAACGATGCAATAATGGATTTACTAGAAATGAAACCTAGTAAAAAAGTATTAACAGATACAGTACAGATAGATGTTACTAAACAAATAGCTGATACTATAGCGATGGAGGAAAATAAACTAACATTACAAAGAAAAGAGGAAACAAATGAGCATCCCCAAGAATCCTGATGATTATGAGCATGTAAATGCTAACATCATGGAAGACCAGCTTGATGTAGCTGTAAGAGCGTTGCATGTTATTTCTGCTATGCCTAGTAGTGACCCAGAGTTTCTTTCTTCCGTAGCTATTGATGCGTTGAAAGAAATGGAAACCTATGGCATATTGTGGAATGATGAAATGTATTGATGTTTGCACATTGCCCTATTATAAGCAGAGTGTGTGCATTTGCTACAGATTGCGGTGACCACAAACATTGTGGCTTAAAAACAGGTAATTATGAAGAAACTAAAATACATAACATAACAACATGCCCTAAACCAAAGAAAAAAAAGCGTGGCAGAAGATAAAAAGCTAGTAGTAAATAAACTAAAGAAGAACATGATAATGTTTGGTAAGATTATAATGCCAAATATGTTTACAGTTCCTTCACCAGATTTTCATTATAAGATTGCTGATGCTTTACTTGATAGTGCCTCCAAGCAAGTAAACATCATTGCCCCTCGTGGTCATGCAAAATCCTCCATTGTGGGTGGTGTCTACCCTTTGTACCACCTTATGCATCACGAGGGGAGTAAATTAATAGTCCTAGTATCCAGAACCCAAGACCATGCTATAAAATTATTAGGTACAATAAAAGATGTTCTTGATTATAGCGAAACATTTAGAGCTATATATGGATACTGGGGTCAACATAGTGCTAAACAATGGGCTAAGTCAGAGATAGAGTTAAAAGATGGCTCTATGATAATATGTAAAGGTACAGGTCAACAGCTTAGAGGTATTAAAGTAGGTAGTCAAAGACCTACATTAATTATTGTAGATGACCCAGAAGACGAAAACAATACTAAAACTGCAGAAGCTATGGAGCAAAACCTTAGATGGTTATTGCAATCAGCAGTTCCTTCACTAGATCCCACTAAAGGTAGAATAATAGTTATTGGCACACCGCAGCATCAACGCTGCATGGTAGAAATATTAAAACAAATGAAGGGATGGGTTAATATGCATTTTAGTCCAGACATGGATAAAGAAATAGCATTGTGGGAAGAGTGGCAACCTATAAAAAAATTAAAACAAAAAAAAGAAGAATTAGAGTCTATAGCAAGAGTAAGTGTATTTTATAGAGAATATCTATGTAAGATAGTTGGCGATGAAGACCAACTGTTTAAAGAAGAGTATATACAATATCATAATTATAAATTAGAAATAGATAGTGACAATCAACACTATCTAACTGGTAATAATAAAAAAATACCAGTAAACGTCTTTATGGGGGTTGACCCTGCATCCTCAATACGCAAGACAGCTGACTATAGTGTTATTATGCCTATAGCAGTTGATAATAAAAACAACAGGTATGTTCTAGAATACTACCGCAAAAGAGCAACCCCTATGAATTTAGCAGAAAGCATCATAGAGTATTTTAAACTATACAAGCCTGTAAAAGTACGTATTGAGTCTGTAGGTTATCAGGAAATGTTACGAGAATACCTGAGACAAAGAACAGAAGAAGAAAATCTGTTTATTAGTGGATTAGAAATAAAAGAATCACCACGAACTAGTAAATCATCAAGACTAGAGACAATGGAGCCATATTTTGCACAAAAGAAAATGTATATTAAAAAAGACCAACTAGCATTAAAGGATGAATTACTATTATACCCTAGAGGTAAACATGATGACTTATTAGATGGATTATACTATGCAATGAAAAAATGTTATACTCCAAGTCATGTAGTAGAAAACAAAGAAAATAAATCTAGCAGCAGAGTTGCTGCAAAGACCTATGATTGGAAAACATCTTAAATGGGAACTTTTTATAAGTATTAATAGTTTAAGTAATTAAAAACCTAACTCTATGCATAATAATAACTCTAATAAGCACCCAGAAGTACAATTAACACAAGACCTTTTAAGCGAATACAGCTCTGCCAGAGAAAACTGGGCAAAGCAAGCTGTAGAGGATAATGAGTTTCGTAATGGTAAACAATGGACAAAAGAACAAGCTGATACCTTACGCAATAAAGCTCAAGAACCAATTGTAGTAAATGTAATTTTTTCTGCAGTAGAGCAAGCAAAAGCAATGCTCTCTGCTAATAAGCCACGATTTCAGTCAACTGCCAGAGAAACCAGCGATACAGAAGTTGGTCGTTTATTTTCTGACTTGATGTCCTACGTCTGGGATAATTCAAATGGCAACGTAGAACTCAAGCAATGCATCGATGACTACTATGTTAAAGGCATGGGAGTTATGATGGCATATACAGACCCAGATAAAGACTTTGGTCGTGGTGAAGTTTGTCTTAAGTCAATAGACCCTCTTGAAGTATACTTTGACCCAAGCAGTAAAGATCCCTTTGCTAGAGATTCTAGTAACATACTAGTAGCTAAGTTAATGAGTGAAGCTCAGTTAATACAATACTACCCAGAATATGAAGAACAAATAAAGCAAGTTCAAGAGACTAGCTATATTAATATACCTGCAGAAAGTAGAACTTCTTTGTATTCTGAAGATGTTACAGTTAAGAGTAGAATAGCTGGGCAAGAAATTACAGGAGATAGAGAACTAGAAATGTTTACAAGGTATACAAAAATACGTATGCCTTATTTTAAAATTTATGACCCTTATAGCAATGAAGAGTATGTATATAACATACAAGAATATGAAGATTATAAGAATGAGCAGGTAGTAATACTTACTACTGCAGACCAAGAACCTCAAATAATTACAGCTGAAAAAGATGTAAGGGGTTATGTTCAAATGCATGAGCAGTTTGGAGATACATTTCATATGATGATAGACCCTATGTCAGGACAACAAATGCCAATGGCAGGAGAAGAGCATGAAGGTTCTATTCCAAACTCTACTACTCATATTGATATAGCATCAAAAGACCATCTTATTGATTCTAATAAGATAATGGTAAATGAAATAGAAATAACAAATATTAAACAATGTGTTACTGTTGGTGACCACATGCTTTATGAAGCCATATTACCAATAGAAGAATATCCAATTGTACCATTTATGAATGGTTTTAATCGTAATCCTTATCCTATGTCTGATGTAAGATTAGTAAAAGGATTGCAAGAATATATAAATAAAATACGTTCACTAATTATTGCACATGCATCAAGTAGTACAAACGTAAAATTATTAATCCCTCGTGGTGCAGTAAACAAACAGCAGGTAGAACAAGACTGGGGTAGAGCTGGAACAGCGGTCATAGAGTTTGACCCAGAGTTAGGTAGTCCAATAGTTGCTTCCCCTATACCTTTGCCTAATGAATTATATAAAAATGAGGCAGATGCGAAAGCAGATATAGAACGAATCCTTGGTATATACGCTTTAATGCAGGGCGACATGGGTGCTGCACCACAAACTTTTAAGGGTACAGTTGCTTTAGATGAATATGGTCAAAGACGTATTAAATCTAAAAGAGATGATATAGAAGAAGGAATAAATCAATTAGCTAAAGTTGTAGTTGGTTTAATGCAGTTTGTGTATACAGACCAAAAAGTATTAAGACTTTTACAACCTAATAATAAACCAAAAGAAGTTGTACTTAATAGTCCTATGTATGATGATATAGGAAATGTTGTAGGAAAAATAAATGATATAACTATAGGAAAGTATGATGTTATAGTTTTATCTGGTTCTACACTTCCAAGTAATAGATGGGGAAGATTTGAGTACTATATGCAGTTATATCAAGCTGGTTTGATTGACCAAATAGAGTTATTAAAACAAACTGATGTTGCAGATATGGAAGGTGTCTTAGAAAGAAATGGACAGATGCAACAACTACAAGGTCAAGTACAAGCTCAAGCTGAAGAGATTAAAAGACTTAAGGGTGATTTACAAACTGCACAGAGGGAATCACTACATGATAGAAAGCGTGTAGAAGTAAAAGAATTTGAAAAGAAACTTGCTAAAGCAGAAGCTAAAGTAGAAATGGCTCAACAGTTATACAAATCTAGATTATCAGATGAGTTAAAAAATGCAAAGCAAGATCTTTCTGCTGTGAGTGATAATAACCCACAGAGAGAGATGAATGAAACTATACTAAGTATAGAAGATTAATATGGATAATTTTTTAGGTAGATTATTTAGAGGATATTATAATCCTACAAGACCAGAATACAGAACTGGTGGAGTATATGATTATGATTTTGAAGGTGACTCTATATATGTAAAACCTTTACCTCATTTTAGTGATGAAGTAAAGACAAGATTTTTACCACATAATAATGTGACTAGTGCAATTAAGAGTTTTGTTACAGACGATTATTACAATTCAAGCTATGAGCCACCAATGAATGTAATAGATAATGATTCAGTATATACTAGACCTTCTAGGTATTATCAAGAATCTCCTAGTTTATTAGAAATGTTATATAATAACATAAAGAATTGAGGAAGCGGTTGCTGGAATTAACCAAATCGCAAATAAAGGAAAAAGAAAATGGATAATTTGGAAGTAGTTGATGCTGGTTCTGCACCTACAAAAGACGTAGAAATGTTTCAAGGAGAGTTTGCTGCTGAAGCACCTCAAGTTGAATCAGTTCCTAACGTTGACTTAGACCCTACAACAGGTCAAGAAGTTGCAGCTCCAATTAGTGAAACCACAGAAAACGGTGTTGACCCAAAGGAAGACACTAATAGGTATGAGTACTGGCAGTCACAGGCTGATAAAGCCAAGAGTGAACTATCTGGTCTTAGAGAAGAACTGGATTATTATAGAAATAGCATGGCTCCTGTTGAGCAAATGTTACGTCAAAATCCAGAGGTTCTCGATAGCCTAGAAGCAAAGCTCTCCAATGGACAACCTGCAGGACAAACCCCTATGGGAGTTCAGCAGACTTCGTTGAAGGAGCCAACAGAACCTGAGAAACCAGTTCATTACAATGAAGTCGATGCTTATAATGACCCTCAGTCAGATTCATTTAAGTATCGAGTAGCTAAAGAAGACTATAGAGATAAATATCTTGGTTATCTTAAGAATGTTGATGCACAACGTCAAGCAGAAATGCAACAAGCATATCAGCAACAGATGGCGCAACAACAACAAGAAGCTATAAGACAACAAGCATATAGTCATGCTGTTAATAATTATGGTTGGGATAATCAAAAAGCAGGAGAGTTCATACAATGGGCATCTGCACCAGATAATCTCTCTATGGATAATTTAGCTAAGTTATTTGAATTAAGAACAAATGCGAATCCAGTAGTGCAACAAAAAACACAAGAGATGCAAAATCAAGCTCAAAGGTTATCAGTACCTAAAGACCCTAGTGTTATAACAGGTAAGTCTGAACAACCTAGAACTGAAGAGCAATCTTTTAGTGATGCATTACTAGGTCGCTAGTAAGTAGGAGTACGCAATGGCGGCAACAGAAAAAAAACTTGGTGCTAGTGGCATAATCTACAACGAAAGACGAGATTTTTATGTAGACCCACAAGTAACTAAGGAACTATGGACTGACGTTGCTCCCTTTACTACAATGGTTAGTAATCAGGAGTTACGCTCAGTACCAGACCCTGTTTTCAAAATGTTTGAACACAGAAACCCATGGATTAAGCAGAACATTGTACTAGGTACATGTGCTGCTGGAACTGGAAGTTTAGCAGTACCTGCAAATGATACAGGTATTACACTAGAAAGTACATCTAATCCAGCAACACCAGTTGCATCAACAAATGGATTTGGTGGAGCTTCAGCATTGTCTGATGCTTTTCTAGGTTTAATTGTAGAAGTAAGAGCATCTGCAGGAACTAACAAAGGTTCTGCAATAATCTCTAAGTCAGGTTCAGCTTATAAGCTAAAGAACTTAGGTGGTTCAGCTTTTAACCTAGCAACAGGTGACATTCTACAAGTAATTGGTAATGCACATGGTGAAGGTTCAGAAGCACCAGACCATTGGTCTGATGACTTAGATGTAGTTTGGAATAGTACACAGATCTTTAAGACTTCTTTACAAGTTACTGGTACATTACAAGCTGCAGTTCTAAGAGGCGAGTCTTCTGAATTAGCTAGACTAAGAAGAATGAAGGCACAAGAGCATAAGATGCAAAAAGAAAAAGCTTTCTTATTTGGTAAGAGAGTAGGTGGAACAGGTCTTGATTTACAAGATGGTTCTTCTAGTGATTCATTTGCAGATGGTGGAAGAAGTGATAAAGATGGTAATCTAATTAGAAGTACTTATGGTATTGTAAGTGCTATTGAAAACTATGGTAGTTCAGACTCTAGTGAAGATTATCAAAATATCTTTACCATTTCTGAAGCTTCTTATAAGTATTCAAACTTTGTAGATGATATGGAAAAAGTATTTCAGTATGTACCAGAATCAGGCGTTAAGCGTGCTTTTGTAGGTGCTGGTGCTTTAGGATATTGGTCAAAGATGGATGGTACTTCGTTTAACGCTGGTAAATCTGGATGGACTGTAAACCTTGGTGATATGAAGAGAGACTCTTATGGTTTTAACTATAGGGTTCTTGAAACACCACATGGTATTATTCAGTTAATTCCAACTCCAGCATTGCGTGGTGATTATAACAAGTACATGGTTGTAGTATCTGACGAGAATTTATTTCACGCTCAGTACAGACCAGCTATGTATCAAGCTAACATTAAGAGCGATAACGCTTTTGATGGTGTTAAAGACCAGTACATGTCTGATGAAGGACTAGGTATTCAGTTAATTGAGAGTCATTCTCTATTTAAGATTACT